GTTTATGGCTATGCTTAAGACACATAGACGTTTACCTGATCCACAAAGTATTATTGACAACCCAATGACAGCAAAGGTAGCTGATGGTGAAGATAAGAATATGATTAACTATGCTCTTGCCGGGGCACTATCACATCGAGCAAACAGAGAGAACTTTGGGAACATAATCAAGTACACTAACAGATTACCTGATGAGTTTAGTGTGCTAACTGTAACTCTTGCTATGCGTAAAGATGTTACATTATCAGAAACACAAGCGTTTACTGACTGGTCTGTTACAGTTGGTAATGCAGTATTATTCTAGGAGGTATATATGTCATTAGATTCTAAAGCAGTATTAGTTCAGTTAAGTTTAGGTATGCCTACGTTCAGGCGACTAGACAAGACAGCTACTAACAAAGTACAAGAGTACTTTCGTATGAGCAACAAGACTGGTTCGTTTACCAAGAGATGTATTATCAGCCAAACACTTGATAATATTACAGACTTGGAAACTAAGATACGGACTTGGTTCTACGACAGTACATTACCTTGGGGTATGAAAGGTGTGCATTTGTTATCAAGTAGAAACCTTATGTCATTCCGTTCAGAGTTTAACGAGTGGAAAAAACTATGGAACTATGACGTTACACAGTTTCATATTGAATACCCACAACTTAAGATAGATGCTACTAGGTATCTAGGTGATAGTTATAATCCTAAAGATTATCCACCTGAAGATACTATAGCCGAAAGGTTCAAGCTTGATGTGGCTATCCTTCCTGTACCTGCTGATGATTTCAGAGTCGAGCTTACCGATGTAGAAAGAGCAGAGTTACAGGAGGAACTTACCAAAAGGAAGGCTAAAGCAGAGCAGCATGCACAAGAGGAGTTACAATCTAGATTGTATGAACCACTCAAAGCATTGGCTACTGCATTGGCTGATCCAATAGCTGTGTTCAGAGATAGTAAAGTTACTAACTTAGAAAATATAGTTAAGAGTATAGATAAGTTAAACTTTATGGACGACCCTACCATAGACAGTATCAAAGCAGAGATACAAGCTAAGCTTATGAAACATAACATTAATACATTGCGTAATGATCCTGTGTTGAGACAACAGAAAGGTGATGAAGCACAGGAAATTATGAGGAAAATGTCAGCGTTTATGGGGACCCCTCTGGACACGACACCAACCCAGTCAAATTATGCAGACGATATAGTTAATTTTACAACAAAGGAGAATGTATGACATCATTAAAACCTATATCTATAGACAACAGATGTATCGAAGGTTACGAACCTAAACCTATTGACGATGCTATGAAAGCTAGACTTGAGCAGAAGATTAGTAAGCTTAAGTCACAGCTTATGTTGGACTATTCGTTTTGGGGGTACATTGCTATGAACCTACCATTCAGACTAGCAACAACAGAAGAACAGATAGCTATACCTACAGCAGGTGTTAGTTACACAGAAGTTATATTTAATCCTTGGTTTATCCAAGGGTTGAGTACTGACGAAGATATATTCTTGGGTGCTCACGAGTTGTTCCACCCTATGCTTGAACATCTTGATAGACGACAAGGTAGAGATCCGAGGCTATGGAATATAGCAGGTGACTATGTAATCAATTACTATCTTGTAGCTGACGGCATTGGTAAAATGATAGCTGGTGGTTGTTACAACAAAGAATTGTTTGAGAAGTTTGATGGCAATACTGACAAGATATACAACGAAATATCTAAAGACCCTAGCAAGTATGGACACGGAGATGATGGAGATACACCATTTGATGTGCAGATAGAAGATGGTCAAGGTAAATCACAAGCTGAAATTGAACAACGTAAACAACAATGGAAGGTACTTATAGCACAAGCATTACAAACAGCTAAGGCAGCAGGTAATGTAAGTGCTAACTTAGAACTTCTTGTGGGTGAGTTGTTGCAACCTAAAGTAGACTGGGCAAAAGTTATGAAAGAGTTTCAAGAAAAAGCCATAACAGATTAAACAGACGTTTCATATCACAAGACCTTATACTACCTGCTAAAAGTGGTGAACAACTAGGCGAGGTAGCATATGCTATGGATATGTCAGGGTCTTGTCTAGATTATACAACCCAGTTTATGTCAGAACTTAATGCAGTATGCCAAGAACTTAAACCTAAGAAAATACATATCATATACTTTGATAGTGAAGTATGTGGCTATGATGTATTTGAGCAAGGCGAAGAGGTTACATACAACCCCAAAGGTGGGGGTGGTACTGCCTTTAGTCCTGTATTTAGATTTATGGAAGAGCAAGACATAAACCCTGTGTCTTGTGTATTCCTTACAGACTTGGAGTGTTCAGACTTTGGTGATGCTCCCGACTACCCAGTACTATGGGTGTCTACCGAGAAGGGCGAAGCACCTTTCGGTGAAATTGTTTTAATGTAGTATAGGAGGTATAAATGGCTACAGTTAGATTTAGTAACGAATTTAAAAACACAGTAATAAAAAATGCAGAAGATATGTTTGACAATAAAGTTAACAATGTGATTACAACAGAAGTGCCATCCCATTGGGCAGAACATATATATACCAAGATGTTTGGGCAAGACAATATAGACAAGATGAATGTTTTAGATGAACAGTATTTTGATAGTGCATCTCAAATAACTTTCAATGGGTTTAGTAATATCCACAACTCAACTAGAAATAGTACTAATCCAATACCTAAAATATGTGATGCACAAGAATACAAAGCTGAATATCTAAATGAGAAATCAAAGACTGATGCTTGGACAATATATAACTGGAGTGGAAGAAAAGGGTTTAAAAGTATTGAAATGAAATTTAACACAAAGAAAAGAGTACCAACTAGATTACCTGATGGTATTAAAGGTTGTTCAGATTGTAGAATATGGTCAAGGAATATGGAGGTTACTTTGTCAGCCCAAGATGATAGATGGTCAACCTTATGGGATGAATGGGTAACGTTTCGTATGAAGATTGAGAAACAAGTATTTGCTAGAAAGAAATTTATTACTGGTGTTAATACTATTATGAATACATACAACACTCTCGGTCCTGCTCTTAAAGTATTCCCTGGCTTATGGGATTTAATTGAAGACAAATACAAAGACAGACATAGAGCAGAAGATAAGAAAGCTAATGCAAAGAAAGTAGCTGTAGAATTATCTAATGCTGTTGATGTTAACAGTTTAACTGCACAAGTTACTGCTCACAAACTAACTAAATAATTCAACCAAGAGGATATGGCAGAGTGGTTATGCGTTGGATTGCAAATCCAATTAGGTGGGTTCGATTCCCACTATCCTCTCTATTATGGAGATAACATAAATGTACAATGAAAATTATTCAGAACTAAACTCATACCAAGAAGTTGAGGCTTACTTTTCTAGAGCAAGAAATCCTGAAAAAGGTAGACCATTTAGAAACTGGGGTATGATAAATAAAAACCAAACAATGAGTGGAGTATCATATGCTGTAAAGTTTAGATGGGCACACAGTAAAGAAGATACTATATGCAATATATATCCAAACAATACTATAGAGTTTGTGTATCCAAAAGATTGTATAAGTTGGCACGGAACTACTTTAGTTGGTAGCTTTACAAGAGGTCTTCCTATGGTATTTACAAGAGTGAAGACTGGTAAATACAGATTGACGCATAGTAAAGTAGCACGAGATTACTATGACAAAGTAACAGATGAAGCTGACAAACATAATAAAAAGTTAGACCATAATAATGAACACCATTCTACTCACCCTGACTGGAGATATGCTTGGTCAGAATACTATAGGTGGTTAAGAAACACACCTAACCAAGAATACTTTGAAGGTATTACATTTGATTTGGTTACTGGCAAATGTATTAATCCTAGAGATGATTTGCAGGTAGAAATTAATCAAGAGAATAAAAAAGAATGGTTGCGTACTGTAAAGAAATTCAAGAAAGGTTTACGTTTAAGAGCCAAGACTCAAGTGTTTACTTCTTTGGTTGATGATGCTGTTAAAGTAAGACAGAAAGCAAGACAAGAAAATATATACAACAGAGAAAAAGTAGACTTAAGCGAGTCTAATAATGTAGACTGGATAGTTCATTGTATGAGAGAAGATAAATATCCAATCGAATTACTTAAAGCTATGGTTGATTATATGTACGATTACTACCAAGGATATTATTACTGGGAGATTAAAGTGTACAACCATAAAGAAATTATAGGTAACATAAACAAAATATTTAATAAGTTATCTGTTCCACTAAGAGAAAAATTTAATGTATTTAAAGGAGATATAAGACCGTGACTATTATAGTATATGATGGCAAGACATTAGCTACAGATAAAATGGCAATAGACCAAGACATAAAACAATCAACAAATAAAGCTTGGTAAGGTAATTATATCAGGTGCAGGAGAGTTAAATAAAATACAAGATATGATGAGTTGGTATTTAAAAGGTGCAGAACCTGACAAATTTCCCAAGTCTCAAATGTCTACACCTTTCTGTCAGTTTATAGTAATAACTAAACGGCATGGTTATGCATCAAACTTATTACGTTGGGAACAACACCCTGCCCCTATAAAAATGGGTGAAAGTATTTATGCTATTGGGCAAGGTAGTCACTTTGCTTATGGTGCTATGGCTATGGGAGCATCAGCAGAACAAGCAGTACAAGTAGCCAATAGATTTTCAATCTTTTGTGGTCTAGGAGTAGACACATACACATTGGTAGAGGAGAAACAAAATGCCAAAGAAAAATAAACAAACACCTTATGAACAAGCAGTACAAATGTTTGT